GGTGATACTACACGCGGACTACTACAGAGAATTTACAACGATTTCGGTGTAGATGCCTCGCAGGAATTCATTGATTCCCTACAGGATATTGTAACTGAATATATGAAAATTCACGGATACAGCGTTGGTATTAGTGATTTAATTGCCGACAAGGATACTAATCAAAAAATCGTGGAGGTAATCACACAAAAGAAGAGCGAGGTGAAGTCGCTAATTGACGAGACACATCTGGGTATCTTTGAGAATAAGACAGGAAAGCCAAATGTGGAAGAATTTGAGACACAGGTGAATAATATCTTAAACAAGGCTTCTTTTGAGGCTGGTAAGTTAGGACGCACCAATTTAGATAAGAATAACAGGTTTGTTATTATGGTAAATGCTGGATCTAAGGGCAGTGATTTAAATATTTCGCAGATGATTTCGTGCCTGGGACAGCAGAACGTTGATGGAAAGCGTATTCCATACGGCTACGAGAACAGGACCCTACCACACTTTACCAAGTTCGACGATTCGCCCGAGGCGCGTGGTTTCGTTGAGAGTTCCTTCATTGGGGGGCTACGCCCAGAAGAACTGTTCTTCCATGCTATGGGTGGTCGTGTTGGTCTAATTGATACTGCTGTAAAAACATCTACAACTGGTTATATTCAGCGTCGTTTAATCAAGAGTATGGAAGACATTATGATTGGTTATGATATGACCGTAAGAAATAACAAGAACAAAATCATTCAGTATTCCTATGGCGATGACGGAATTGACCCAATCAAGGTTGAGTCGCAGGGACTTGGATTTATTACTATGACGATTGAAGAGATTTACGGACATTACCAGATGCCTACCGATAAGACCAAGGATTCGGTATATGCTACTCTATACACAAAAACCGCATACACGAGGTTCAATAAGGAGAAGACAGCGATGGATAAAAAATGCAAGGAATACATTGACTATATCATTGAGGCTCGCAAAGTGATTGTTGAGAAGGTATTGAAGAATATCTTCAAGGGAACAGTCAATCTTCCCGTGTCGTTTGTGAATATTATCAACAACATTGCTGGAAACCAGGAGGAGAATGTAATTGTTGATATTACGCCTCTGGAATTATTCAAAATGATTGAGGAGAATATGGAGAAGTTAAACAAGATTTACTACTGTAAGCCAAGTGAGCTATTCAAGATTCTATACTATTATTATTTAAGTCCCAAGGAACTAATTATGCATAAGAAATTAACAAAGAAGTCGGTTGAAGTTCTGCTGCTGACTATTAACAATTCTTACAAGAAGTCTATTGTAGCACCAGGAGAAATGGTGGGTATGATTGCGGCACAAAGTATTGGTGAGCCAACTACTCAATTAACCCTGAATACTTTCCACTTTGCTGGTGTTGCGTCCAAGTCTAACGTAACCCGTGGTGTTCCCCGTATTGAAGAAATTCTGTCTCTATCGGAAAACACAAAGAATCCATCTTGCACGATTTATTTAAACGAGCAGGATAAATACGACCAAAACAAGGTGAAGCAATATATCAATTCGTTAGAGCATACCAAACTGCGTGAAATCGTTGAGGCGATTGAGATTTGCTATGACCCAGACGATTTAAAGACACTAATCAAGAAGGACGAGGCTCTCATGAAAGAATACAGCGAGTTTGAGGAACTGTTAGATGATTGCAAGACTACTCTACACGCACCTAAAGATAAGTCCAAGTGGATTTTAAGGTTAGAAATGAACAAGGCTGAGATGTTAGACAAGGATATTACTATGGAGGACATTCATTTCGCACTTGGAAATTCGTATAACAACATTTCGTGCGTATATAATGATTACAACTCGGATAATCTTGTTTTCAGGATTAGGCTTAACAAGAACATCCAAGCGTCAAAGAAAAAGAAGGCGTCTTCTACGCCCGAGACATTAGACCAATCGGACGAGATTTACATCCTGAAGAACCTACAGGACGAACTGCTTGATACATTAATTCTGCGTGGAATTAAGAACATCGGCAAGGTTCTGCTGCGTAAAATCACAGACAACTTTGAGGAAATTGACCTGAAATATATCAAGAAGGAGGTTTGGGTATTAGATACCGTTGGAACAAATCTAATGGATATTCTGGCGTTAGAATTCATTGATAAAACAAAAACTTACACTACCGACATCATGGAGATTTACAACGTATTAGGCGTTGAGGCGGGCAGACAGGCGATTTTCAACGAGTTCTCGGAGGCGATTGAGTTCGACGGAGCATACATTAACTACCATCATCTAACTATGCTGGCGGACAGGATGTGCTGTAATGATAAGATGGTGTCTATCTTCAGGCATGGTATTAATAATGACGATGTTGGACCTATTGCGAAGGCATCGTTTGAGGAAACTCCAGAGATGTTCCTGAAAGCGGCGAGGCATGGAGAATTAGATGCTATGCGTGGTGTTTCTGCGAATATTATGTGCGGTCAAGAGGGATACTATGGAACAAGTAGTTTCAAACTGCTTGTTGATATGGATAAGATGATGACCAATAAGCCAAAGCCCGAAGATACTGATGGTTTAAATAAGAAGGAGATGGCGGATAAGTTATTCAAGGAATTAGATAGTTCTCCAGATGAGAGCGAGTGCTCTACTAATAACTTAGTGATTGATTCGCTTGTCCCAAGTATGAAGGCAGTAAATATGGGTGAGACAGATGATTATGATTTAGAGTTTTAAATACATCATATAGCAATACATTAAATTACGAATATTAAATTTTTATTGAAATATAAAAATTTAACTTGGACCTTATAATATTTTTTTTATTTGTTTAAATTTTTGAGTATTTGGTTATTTTTGGGTTCTACCTTTTCCTTATGATATTTATGAACCGCACCAATGAACAAATCGGTATGTGGGTTTAATCTTTCTGTTATACTCGTGTGAATGCGGAATTTATCAGCAACATCTTGTATTTGATCGGCAACATTTAATGTGGTAGTGTTATTTTGTGATGTAACTAACAACTTATAATTCTTTAATCCTCTATGGTCAGAACTGGGCAGTTTAATAAAATAGTAATTATCGTTATTTTCATTTTTATTTAATATCACATATGGTTCTAAGTTGATTTTTGCGTTAATAACACTGTTGGATACTAAAATAATGGGTAGTTCGTATTTCATAGCCAATAGATATATATCAACATAGTTAAAAACATAGGCATCATCATTTATAATACGCATCAATAAATTTTTGAATTCGTCCGTTTTTACAAATATAGAACTTTTCATCTTTGTCGCATATTGTGTCATAATGGTAGTCAATCGTGTTTTATTATACGCTTGAGCCATAACCAATAATGCTTCAGTATAATCGTGCTTGAAATATTCATCGATCAAGATATTCTTTATGTCTGTACCAGTCATATCTTTCATGCTGTTGTCTCCATTATTAACATAATAATGTTTAATAATGTATAAAATCAATTCGGCGGAACATAAACCCAAAGTTTTTTGTGTATTATCATCAACTATAGTAAAGAAAAACTCCGATATCTTGGGAACAAAAAACTTATGCAGTTTTTCTTTAACCGCTAATTTTTTATGTTTGCACTCCATATTTTTTGCATAATCATAAATATTTTGCCCCACAACAACATCATTGTCTTCTTGAACGTCGGGTTCGGCTGGGTCATCAACATTATCAGCGTTTGCCTTTGCATTTGCTGCTGCGTATTTTTCTTCAATTTCTCTGATTTTATCAATTTGCTCTTGTGGTAATTTTAATATCACCTTTTGGTTAGGCTTGAGCTGCTCCATATTAAATTCAGTATATTCAACTTTGATGTTTTCAGTATTAACTTTATTTACCTGCTTGTTATTTTTAATATTATGGGTATCAAAGGTGTTTAAATTGGAATATGGGTCTTTGATATTGTAATTACTCGTAGTAATCTCTCTGGCTAATGCGGATTCCATAATTATTACTTCATCGTTATTAATATTATACTTGATGTTATTGAATGAAATAAATTTGGATGGATTGAATAGAACTAATTTAGTTTTGTTGTAGCGAGCAAATTCATCTGCTAATTTGGTGAAATATATATCCACATTAGAGTCGCTGGTAATTAGATTTGTTTCGGGAATAATCAAGTTGCAAATATTGGTTTCAGGTTTAACCATACAATAATCACTATCGCAATTGGTATTGTTAATACAAGAAGAAAAATTCTTGATACCGTTTAATATTTTAGGGTCATATTGGGCGAACATAACATAATTATCAACTAATGATTCTAATTCTTCGCGTATAAGTTTTATTTTATCAAAATAAATAACCGCATTATTTTTAATAATATCTTGTAGTCTGATATTGAATTTCATATTTTTATATTCGGACAGTAGTTTTAATACGGTATTCCTGAAACTATTGTAAAAGCCTGACTCTAATTTAATATTGTTAATCATTTCACGTCTATCATCATCTATATTAAATTTATTTTGTATAATGGTGTCGGTGAATATATAATTTTTATCAGAAAGAATTTCTAATTCATCATTAATATATAAGGCTGGTTTGGATAACATAACAAACTGGTTCGCATTTGTAATAATACCAACCACTAATTCGTCTTCAACTACTTTATTCAGTGGCTTACACTGTATAATTTCATTACTGTCGATGTAAATCTTTTCCAGAAAATCTTTAGTCTCATTATATTCCGCAAAATATTCATCTGACAACTCATCAATAAATATTGTATCAATGGTTTCGTATTCATACATCTTAGAGGGAAAGCATGGAATATATCTGTAGTTTTCAAATTCTTCGCTACTTACCAGAACAGCAATAACTTTACTTTCATAATCAACTACCTGGTAATTAACTTCATATTTCAGTTTATTTAAGATATTGATAATGTTATCCAGTGATATATTTTTTTTAAATTTGTTGGTTTCGTTGCTGGTGTTAGATATACAATTATCATTTAATTCGTTCTTTATAAAATTCAATACTTTTTTGAATTCGTTTAACCCTTTCTCTTCGGTATTAAACCCAAATGAAAATAATGGGGTGATAGTATCAGTTATTTCGGATTTTACGGAATATACAGGTTCAAAGTATTCATTTTTTTTCAATAATATTAAACTCTTCTTACTATCGTCTATGAATTCATTTGAATAATTTTGTTTGGGGCAAATAACCTTAACGTTGTCGGTTAAATCGTATGTTGTAATATCTAAAATGATAAGATTAATTCCATTGGGGAACAATTTTGTATTGGGCTTACATATAACATCCCATAAATAGGTGTAATCTATAATATAATCATTACCTTTTAAATATAATTTGAATTGTTCGAATGAAGTGAGTATTCTTTTATACAAATTTACCTGATTGATATTCTCCTTATCAATTTTGTCGTAAAACTTACTTTCATAGTCATAATCTTTAATATCAATTGAATCTAAAAATTCGGCACTATACTTTTTGTCTGTAAAAATTTGTAATAAATTACCATTATTGTAATGAATAAAATTATCAATCGTTAAAGCAGAAATCAATATAGTTTTCATTTCGTCAATTGTGATACTCTCTTTCTTATTATTTTCCCTGGAATATAAATCGGCTATACATGCGATGAAAGAATTATGCGGATTGTTTTGAACTCCATACCTCAATAGGCAACTATATTTATACTTTAAATTATTATTATCTTGATTAATACATTTGTCCGAATCAAACTGTAAAAACTTCTTGATATTCAATGGTAAATGACCTACTTTATACTGTTCCAATGGGAATTTATCAGCCCTAATAACATATTTAATATCTGTTATTTTAGCATCTTCTTGTTTGGCATTACATATTTGCCTCTTGTTCTTAGCGTCAGTTTTTTCGTTCTTTAATTTCTTAAAACAGCAAGGTAAGCAAAACTCCTTACCATTAGCATCAACTGCTTTGGGTTTTACAAATCCTGGTTCCCTGTCTCTGTTTTCAAACTGATAAATATTTCCACCATTACCTTTTTTGTATATAATACCGTGTTTCCCGGAATCAACTTCTTTCTGTGTTAATGTTTGACTTTTTTCAAGATCCCAAAATCGGGGGCAAATGTAGAAATTTTTTTTGGTTGGATCAGGGGAATATTCTAAAATATCAGTAGGGTCTAAATTTGGATTATTGGCTACAACATTTATTTTCTCGTCTTCTGTTAAAATAACAGGTTGATTACCAGACTGGCATATTCTTGAGTATGCTTCAAAATCACCACCAATATTTTCTTTTGTGAGGTTGGGTTTCTTAATAAGACCATTTTTGAATATATCAGGTTGTAATCTCTCTAATTTACCTAATATAGGGTTGGCTCTGGTTGCTTCGTTAAATTTTTTCTTATTGTCATTCGCTTTAGTATTATCATCATCGCCCACGTTAATATTTTTTTTGACTGGTATTTTAGCATCTGCCGGGTCACCTATGTCTACCTCTTCATTGTCATCATCCTCATCATCGGATTCATCGGTATCATTTTTTAAGATAGCATTATCATCGTCGTTATCATCATTGTCTTTGGCAGCATCATTGTCTTCGTCCTCGTCATCATCCTCATCATCGTCGTCAGAGTCATTAAGTAATATATTCATCAAATCGTCCTCATCATCATCATCATCGTCGGAATCATCTATATCTATAACATCGTCCGACTCAGGTGCTTTTTCTTCACGTAAAACATCACCAATATTTTTTTGATTTAATTCAACCGCAGCATCATCAGGTGTAATATCATCAACGAATTGCTGGTCTTTCTTTTTTCCTGCTTTACACATAGTCAAATCTACATTTTTAGATTCATTGAACGATAATTTGAAAATAGAATCAATATACAGTTTCATAAAGTAAACATATCTAATATTATCAATATTTTCAATTGAAATGCTAATTTGGTCCGAGAGATTGTTGTCTATGTTTAATACAAACCCAGGCGAGTCTTTAATTTTCAACTTTTTGTAATTGAAAGCATTTTGAACGAGACTAAGTTCCTGTATCGCATTCTTAAATATTTCTGTAGCCTCATCAAACGACGACAACTTGAAATTATCCTTCAGCATCTGTATAATTTTAGCAGGTGCTTCTTTTTGTTTAATGAGTTCAATTATGAAGGAATCTTTATCATTCATTTCATTATAATTAGAAACCCTCTTATATCTCCATAATTTTTCGTTGGCTTTATCGTGGATAATATTGAAATATAAATATAAACAATTTTTGATGTTATTTAATAATTTGATACTCTTACTAGTGGCGATATTCATGGCGTAATTTAGATTAACTACTTCTATGTTGTTATCAATTAACGAGTTGAAATAACCGATGTTGTTAGCATCCGTGTTGATGTTCTTCTTAATAATATCTAAAATGGGATTAACATTTTTTCTAATAATTTCTTCAGTATCTTCAATCGTTAAATGGTTAAAATATTCTAACTTGATATTGAGTGTTCCGTAAATATCTAATTCAATTAAAAATAATTTAACATTTTCACTAATAAAAGTGTCGTTACTTAATATCACCAAGGATATGGTATTGTTTTTACCAATTAATTTGGAGTATCTAACAATAAGATCCTTTGATAGATATGGTATTTTAACATTTGTTTTGGTTTTTTTGTTTGTGTATAGCCTGTAAATATTTTCATTTTTCTTACCTGGGTTATACTTAATAAGAGGTATTTCAATACTACTATTTATAAGTTTGAATAAAGATTCAAGCGACAAACTGAGATTAATATTAGTATGTATATTAAGAGTAATACCCTTGACACCATTAACATTATAATTCAAATCGGGATAGTCTTGATTATTGTTTGCGACGCTATATAATGTATCGGTGAATATATTTTTGCTTGTGAATAAATCAGATGCTATATGTTTTGTTGTTTTAGTAAGATAGGTTTTTTTATTTTTGATAAATTGTTCTTGCGTAAGTTGATTAGATGCTATCATAGGGTAATATAATTTGATAGTGATGTCTTCATCTAAATTTGTAGTTTGTTCCTTGGTGTAATTTAATACATCATCAAAAAAACAAAGAAAAAGGGTATTATTTACCAAATTATATTCAAATAACAGACTGCTATTGTTAGTATTCAACGATGTATTAACAATTGAACGGATATAACTGGAGTATTTAAACAGATGGAATGGATTGGTAGTGTATAAATGGGGTAGTTTATTGTTTATATTTTGACCGATGGGTGTTAATATATTAACTTCCTCAAGTTGAACAGAATTAATATCATCAAATGTGTAAATATCTTTTTCCTTATCGTCATTAACTTCTAACAATTTGTTGAATATTTCTATCTGCTCGTTCACGTTCAACAGATATTGTTTTAGATTTTCGTTGGTAATTTTATTGGAATTGTTATCCGACAAAGTATTGTATATTTCGGCGGCGTAGTATTTTTTATTAATTAGTCCATACATATAAAGTTCTTCATATGAAATTTGTTTCTGTGGGTTGGTTTGTTGATTGTGATATTTTAGAAACTTAAATTTAATAATTTCTAATGTATCATCGTAATAAATATTTTCATCAACGAAATAAATATTAATATTAAAATCGTTGATATATTTAATATCCAATTCGCTAAAATCATCTTTAAATACTGTATTGAATACATCAGACTTGATAAACTCTTTGGAGTCGTTGTATTTATTTTGGAGTGTTTCAACAGATTCTTCTAATATGCCAGAGAGATACTTGCTTTTTATAAATAAGTATAAATTTGATAAATTATTTTTATCATTTATATACAATTTAAATATATTTGACATCTATATAAATACAATCATATAATTTTATATAATAATGTTAGTTAATGTTATAGTTGCGTATTGTAAGAATGGTGGTATTGGAATTAATAATACCTTACCGTGGAAGATTTCAAGTGATTTAAAAAAGTTCAAGAAAATGACGCTGGGTAATAAAAATAATGCTATAGTAATGGGTAAAAATACTTGGGTAAGTTTGAGAAACAAGGCTTTACCATCAAGGGACAATTTAATACTATCAACATCTCTGGATATAGATATTGTAGAACCAAATGGGTATATTACTAAATCGTTTAAAAACGAACAGATACTAAAAGAATTTGTAAATAAAAAAAATTATGACGAATTATGGATTATCGGCGGAGAGAATATATATGATTTATTTC